CTTCTGCGCCTTCTGCTCTTGACAAATAAGAAGCAGGGATTTTAAGCGCCGAGAACAACTTATCTCTTAGATATTTAACGTCGTCAATTTGACCTGTGAAAGAACCGCCTGGCAAACTTTCAATTTTAGAGGAAGTTGTACCTCTTACTGGAATGTAATAATCTTCTTCAACCGAAAGTGGATTGTAGCGAAGATCAACGCGACCTGTGTTTTCATCTACAATTGAGTTACGCTTCATTTGCGTCATAACTCTTTGCATATATTGTTCTATTTCTGTTGGAGCAATTGAACCAACATCAACATAGAATACACGACGATCTGGGGCGCGAACAATGCGATATGCCATCATTGCGTCTTCAAGAAGATTCAACTGACGCCAAATACGACGCGCTGGTTCAAGAACAGAAGTTCCGTATGGTGAATATTTATCGTTTCCTAGAATACGGAAGTGAGCGACCTGCCAGTTTTCAAAAGTCATACCAGCAGAGTTCCATTGGAACTGAACATAATTTGGGTTTGTTTTGTCTTCGCCTTCCAATCTTTCAACTTCGTTTGAAGGAAGACCAATACCATTTACAATTCCCTTTGCCTCGTCTGTATCCAAATAAAGGAAAAAATCCCCAAACTTACACATTGTACGACACCATCCAAACAAGTTTGAATTAATGTTTAATACATTGTGATAAAGAGAAAACAATGTTGATCTTATTTCTTCACTTGGACATTTGATACTCAACATTGGTTGTAATGCTGAGTGGGTTGTCATTTCGTCTGCATAAATATCAAGAGCAGACGCAATCTCAGGCGTGTATTCCATTTGATCAAAATCAACATAACGCTCTGTACGATTGTGGTTAATCATAAGAGCGTTTTGCATATTAGTAAAAGGATAATACGAAGATCTCTTGAACTGTTGGCCTGATGCCGAACGGAAACGAGTATTAAACTGATCTAATTGATGACGGCGAAGACGACGAGGTGTTTGAGATTTGTAATTGGTTAAAGGACCAGAGAATAACCTTGTTAATCTTACAAATAATTCTGATTCTGGATTCGCTGGATTTCTGTCGTTTTTCGCCATATTAATTATCCTTTAATTAACCAAATGAAGTTATCATATTCTTGCTTTCTTTTCAAGGTTTCTTCTGAAAAACCTTTAACTTTATGTCCTTGCATTCCTGGAATGGTTGATTGGATATTACCTCTTGAAACCATCATTGATCCTAGCATACTTCTTTTGTATTCTAATTCTCTTTGATTTACTGTTAAAGCAGTATCTTTGACCCAACACGAAATAGCAAGAGACATAATTAAATCATCATGATAAGACCTCATTGCTTCTGCGCGGTTATTGGCCCAGATAAAAGTCTTAAACTCATTAATTAGTCTTGTACTATACACTTTAATTAGACGATTTCTAATAAACTCTTCCAACTTGGCAACAATTAAGGGTCTTGTTTTTTGAGATGTGGTAAATCCAGGAATAGTATTTGTTGTATTTTTTCCTTCAATAGCATCAACAAATTCGTGAGTTCCTTTAACAGAATAATAAAGATTTGGATAATTTAATTCTTGTAGTTTTTCAAGAACAGAAATACCAAGTGAATTATTCTCTACAACCAATAAACAATTACCAAATTCTCTACCAGTTGTATCTAATAGCGTCGCAAACTCTGACAAAGTTGGTTTGCCTTGGTATTCACCTATTATTTCTTGTGTTTCAACTTTCATAAGTTGGAACACTGAAAAGTCAGATCCGTCGCCTCTCGCAACGTCAGCAACAAGAAGATAAGTAAAGTTGCTATCGTACTTTTCCCATAACCAGAAGTTTCTATCAAATCCAGTTTTGAATATTGGATCTTTTGCTCCTTCTAGCATTTTTGCTATTTCTTCTGGATCTATGACAGTTTCACCCGAAGAGTTAAACGAACACTCTAACTCCTGGGCGATCTGTCTTGGAGACATATTTCTTGTCTCTTTTTCAAACCAAGTTTGATCGTGATCTGGATGGACATCCCAAGGTAGATTAACGGGATAGAAATCATTATTGCCTGACTCCGCATTCATATAAGTTTGGTGGAACCAATTACCGACACCGTTAGGACTTGAAAGAGCGATACAGCGACCACCAGTTGATAGAGTTGGATAAAGAGCGGTCCAAAGGTCGTCAAACCCTTCAACGTGTGCCGCTTCATCAACAACCAACAAAGACAACGCTTCTGAACGACCGGCATCGCCGGAGGTGGAAGATGCTTTAACTTGCGATCCGTTTGTTAATTCAAACGAGGTTCTGTTGTCAATCTTGATTTCTGCTATTCTTAACCAAGCAGGCAAGTTGTTCATTATTTGTTTTACTTTCTTGACCAAGTTAGCAGCGACAGCAAATTTGGTCGCAACAACCATTACGTTCTTGTCGCGGTAAAATAACATAAGCCAGACAATGTAGGCAGCGGTAACCGTTGAAATGCCTAACTGTCTGGCCTTGACTATGACCGTAAAGCGGTGATCGTTGAAATCTTTTACTAGATCTTCCTGGTATTCGTAAAGAGAAAATGGAATAATACCCTTCATAGGGTGTGAAATTTTACAATAGTTCTTAATAAAATAAACAGGGTTTTTACCGCATTTAAGAACTTCTTTTGCTAATTCTTCTTTTTAAAGAAGCCATTATTCCTTTCTTGTGTCGTTCTTTGGTCTTGTTCCCAAACCACCTTGTTCAAGGAATGCTTTAAACTTTGCTTCAACTGAATCTTTTGATTCTGCCACGACCGGATCGACACCCTCCGCAGTCATTTTGAACGCTTTGTGGGCAGTAACCCAGTAGCGAACTTTGGACGAGTTTTCTGCTCTAACTTTAACTTCGTCAATTGGGGTTAAGGTTAGCGCTTTCTTGGTAATTCCCTTGTATTCTTTCTTTAAGAAATTTACGACTTCTTGAATCTTTTGATCTACATCTTCTTCAAGTTTGGTTCCGTAAATATCGCTTAAAAGAATTTCAGAGTGGTATGTAACGATAAGTTGGTCGCCGTGGAACTTGACACCAAACCCGTCCATAATTCTCTTATCAAGAAGTGGGTTGCCCTCTTCTCTTTTAAGTCCGATCTTTACGGGTTCGCCTTTGTCGTCTTTGGCACCATCGTAGCCTCTGTGAGCGACGATTTGCGAGATTGTTTGAACTACTTCAAGTACTGTTGCCATTTGTTTTTGGTCTCCAACCTGTTTTCCATCGCTCTTCGCGACCTTCTACCCATTGAATGTAGCAATTAAAGCAACATTCAAACTTAATAATATAAACATCATCTTTTGATGTTCTTGCCAGTTTATTACAAACTGGACAATTATTTGCTTGGGTTTCTCTATTAAGTAGTTTTTGCGTAATAAAAAACCCATTTTGTTTTACTTTGATTTCTTTATCTTCTAATTCTCTTTCTTTGTCCCAAAGTTCTTTTATTTGTTTCTTGTATTCTTGTTCTTTTTCGTCAGTCCAATTGCCTTTGGGGTTTTGGATTGTCTCCTCACCCCAGCGTTGCGCAATTGCTCTTTCAAGTTGAGCAATCTTATTCCAATCTTTTTCGGTCATTATTCCCTCACGCAAGCAAAGTTATCTTCTTTAATAATCTCAATTGTCTTATCGGCAATATCTTTTAGACTATCTAGATGTGAAATAAGCAAAGTTGTTTTAAATTGTGATTTAATCATATCAAGCATATTTGTAAATGATTGAATATGTTCTTCGTCCAACGCTGTCGCAGGTTCGTCCAAAATCATAATGTCTGCTTTTGGCAAGTTAGACACTTGTAGCAACCCCAAACGAATCGCCATTCCTGCCATAGATTTCTCTGCTCCCGACGCCATTCCAATAGGTCTTGGATCTTGATCTGGGTGTTTAATGTAGATTTCTAGTTTGTCGCTTTCTTCTTCAAAGAAAATGTCGAAGTCAGTAATGTTTGTAAGAATCTTTGAGATTTCAGTGTTTAAGAAAGGTAATGTTTTCTTAATGACTTCGTAAGCAATCCCATTAGAATGCATACACTTCATAAACATTTCATAAGCAAGATAATCTTTTTTAAGATTTATTAACTCTTGTTTTTGTTCTTCGATTGTTTCTATTCTTTGTTCTGCTGAACCTATCTTTTTTGCTATGTTTAAGATTTCAGCATTTAAAGAAACTATCTCTCTTTCTTTGATTGATCTTTTGTCCATAAAGATTCCTCTGTTTGAGATAGACAAAGTAATGTTATTTATTGCTTCTTTATTTTCTTCATATTCTTTTAGTTGCGCTTCCAATAAATCTGCTTCTTTTTGTTTTCTTTCTATCTCTCGATTAAGTCGTTCTTGCCAGATTGTTGTTTGATCGATTGTTTGGATTACCTCAAACTTCTTGGTAAGGATTTCGTTGTATTTCTTAATGTTGGAATCGATTGTTGCCTTATCCATAAACCCAAGTTCTTTGTTTATTTCTTCTACTTTTTGTTGGATTTCTTCTCTTGAATCAACCGCTTCATAAGCGTCCCTGATAAACTTACAAGTTTTAAACTGATCTCCGCAAGGCACTTCTTTTAGAAGTTGTGATTTCTTATCGATTGAGCGAAGTTCTGTGTTAAATGCGTCCAACTTTCTTGTAAAATCTTCTGCTTTTGTTTGTTTAACTTTAAGATCGTTAATATCGACAGAAGACAAGAATGTTTCAATCTTTCTAAGTTGTTCTTTTTTGCTTTTAAGAACTGCTTCGTTTTCTATTTCTTGACTTGTCGAAGAAACAATAGACAACTTTAACTTATCGAACTCAACTTTCATTTCGATTCCATTAACCAACTTGCCTGGTCTGGAATCTATTACTTTTGTTAGTTCATCAATCTTTTCTTTTAGATCAGAGATTTCACTTGTTAAAACTTCAATCTTGGTTTGGGTTGCTAATGTTTGAGAAGTAAAAGTTTCCAAATCGCTTTGAGCAAGAGAAAGTTCAGCATTAAAATCTTTTGCTTCTAGTTTCTTGATTGCCCCGCGAAGATCTGTTGAAGATTCTTTGGCAAGTTTGTTTTTCTTATCGAACATTTCAAGATCAAGAAACTTGGCAAGAATCTCTTTTCTTTTGGTACTGCCTTCTCGGATAAAAGACAAACTATCCAATTGACTAGACATACTTGTACTCATAAAATCATCAATAGAACCAAAGATTTTACGAATGTTATTATCTGTATCAACCCTGGAAATACCATTTAGACTTTCAACTTCTCCGTCAATAGTTGTTTTGTAGAAATCCAATTCTGATTTTGCTTCGTTTTTCTTCTTGCCAATTTTGGTTAGTTTTCTTTGGATAGTGTAAGTTGAATCACCAACTTCAATATCAATCTTTCCATAAGCATCTGTTTTCTTTTGATTAATAATATCTACAATCTTTTTCTCGTTCTTTGAAGAAGAACCAAAGATAGTGTAAATCATTGAATCAACAATACTGGACTTGCCTGAGTAATTCTTGCCAAAAATCCCAACCAAACCAGAAAGATTATTAAAATCTATGGTATTGTCTTCGCCGTAGTTAAAAAGATTTGACCATTCAAAGTGTTTAACCTTCCAGTTAATACCTCTTGAAATGTCTTCTGATTCTTGAACAATTGTACCAAATTCTCTATTAAGATCAAATACTTTTTGTAATGTATCTTCTTCCAAGTTTTGATTTGCCAAGAATTCGCGAATAAAACCTTCTTGTACAGCATTATCCCGCAAATCAATTTTATTGTGGTTCTCTACATCAGCAGACATTTCTGCTTTGGTTTTGCCTGAGAACACAACGCTTTCTGGTTTGAATTGCTTGTTGATAAGATCAAGCAACTTTACAATCTTGTCTTTTTGAATAGTAATATCGCTTACAATTCTTACTCTTGAATTGTCTGGGACTTGTAAGTTTGTTGGCAGTTCGCCTTGTTCCAGTTCAATTGTTAAGAATGGTTTAGGATTTGGCAAAGAAACAAGACGACAATTAAAGTTATCTTTGTCTTCAATTTCCCAAAGCAAAAAACCTTTGTCGTTTGTTTCGCCAAAGTTCTGTTGTACGGTAGATCCTGGATATCTTACTCTACCTTCTGAATCTAAAACTTGGTTGGTTTTGTGAATATCGCCAAGAAAAGCATAGTCGTGATCA